ACCGTTTGAATCACTATATGTTATTTTCGTATAATTTACATAATCCTTAGGTAACCGCATTGTTAATGATGGCGGTAGGATTATCTCTTGTGATTTACAAGATGTTAGTGTGTCGTAATGTAATTCTTGAAGAGCCCTATGTGCGTGGTACGATACATCGGCTTTTAAAACATTGTTTAGTATCTTACCTTCCCCAACATATGCAGCCGTAAAGTTGTTTATTATATCAGTTAAATTTATAAATTGATATTCACCATACTTCTTTGGATTAGAATAGTACTTATGATCGGTAGTGGCTCCTCCACCCCCTGGTACTGGATATTGTGGCATAATTATTTATTTTCTTGTTGTGTATTTAAACTGTCTTCTGCTTGAGCTCCTTGATACAACTGTTGATCTTCTATTGATATTCCTGCTAGTTTTAGTATTTTAATAACTAGATCAGTTTGTTCTGACCTATGTAGTTGAAAGTCTTGTGACGCATCTGCGTTGTAGGTTGGCTTTTCATTTACAACAATATATCCCCAATAAGGTAAAATAGGTCTACCTTGTACCGCTTCACACGTTATTCCATATGCTATTTGACCAAGTTTATCCCAGACTTGTATCTTCTTATAACCATCATCGAAATATACAGCATCACTAAAACCTCGTTTGTGGAATTTTGAAGCTAATAAATCACTAACCGTGTCTGGACTTACTGGCTTTAAAGCTCTACGTATAGAGGTACCCTGGTTCAAAAATATTTCTCCAATATGACCACTGGGGAGGTTGGTACCACCTACTACATTTTGTATCGAATACCAACCGCTAAGTTTTTCCATGATATGTGTTACGGTATCTCCTAACTGGTGCTTTTGAGGTCTTTGTGCTCTCATGGCTTCTAGGTCATATAAATATTGTTCAAAAATATCATCTTGCGCTTGGTAAGCGAATAGATTAAATTCTTGCGGTGTTATATATCCTCTCTGCTCTTTATTAGCCAAAGCCTGTACTGTTTGATATACTGTATCTATACTTACTGCCATATTATTTATTTTTTATAAGGAAACTTATTGTTTAAAGCTTCTTTTCTTTTATTGCAACCACAATCTTTCTTCTTTCCAAGAACCCCGTTTCTACCTAAAAATTGAGTAAATGATTTTATACCTGTAGTTGTCGTGAATTTTTCAATTGTATCTCCCAATCCTTTTGATTTTTTATCTTCCATTTAATTATATTTTATAATAAAGTAACCACCCCGAAGAGCGGTTACTCTATAAGGTTGTTATGAATTTAATCGCTTTTCAATATTGGAATAGATTTCCATTCCTTCATCAGTTTTAAACCAATGTGCTAAAGCAGTATAAGGATGTTCGTCAAATGGTATAACCATTAGTTTTCTCCCATTACTACCCCACATAAAGTTTCTTTGATCTGAAGATAATCTTAATATCCCATCTTCGACAGCTCTAATACCAAAGTTTCTTAGCATTACATTCTCGTCATCCGCTAACTCTAAGAAGAGTTTAGGGTTGTTACGAGCAAATACTAGTAAATCTCTTCTAAGCTCCTTAGAACTCAAGTTAGATACCTCAGATCCTTTCTCTACACGCATAATAGCTTCTGCCATATCTATGTCGATATTTTTAGCCGCTACTAAAGCGTCAACTTGCATTTCTAAAACACTTATTTCGTCAGCAGCTAATTTAACTGGTTTGTATTCGTAATAAAGTTGGTCCCTATGCGGGTGGTATAAGCTCAATAACTTCTGTAAAGTTTGTTGGTTTCTTGGAACGAACAAACTACCGGATCTAAAAATTATATGCTCTAATCTTTGATCACCTTTCATTTCATCTACGAATGAGGTTTTTTGATTTTGACAGTATTTAAGTTCTCTTTCATAACCTTTTTCTTCGTCAAAATAATAAACATTTGCAGATTTGATAGATCTTGATAAAGGTTTTTTATTACCCTTTAAATAATAAACTCTATCTTTAACTTCCCACTCGTTTGTAGGTTTTAGTCTTTCTCTTGTTTTTGATTCTTCAACTACAGGTTCTTCAAGCGTTTCTTCAAAAAATTCTGTAACTGTTTCTTTCATTGTTTCGATTTGAGGTTCTCCCTCAACTTCCTTTGTTTTCTTTGCCATAATATAATATATAATAAAATTAATAAAATAAAAGGGTCGGGGCCGAAGCCCCAACTCTTTAAATATAAATGCTTATTTCAATAACATGAAATTGTTAGCACCTTGTGTAACTAAACATCTTTCTGATAGCATGTGGATTTGCATTGCATCTAAAGCAGATGTAGCAGCGCCAACCGAACCAGTAACCCATGATTTCATTCTTCTATCATCAGTTTGAGAAGCTCTATAACGAACGTGTAAGAAAGGTCTTTTAAGATTCTTTCCTAATTGTTGATCATAAACCGTAGATGTTCCAGCTGGAACCATTACCCCTCTAATAGCCTCACTACCAGCAGCAGTATTAATACCACCTCTTGTAGCTTTGTCATTTAAGTATCTCATATCAGACTTGTAGAAGTCATAAGAACCTCTTCTGAAACCAGAGAATCCTAAGTTTAATGCCATATCTTCAGAGTTGTTAAATACTCCATAAGAAGTACCACCAGCTCCATAAGAATTCATAGAAGCTAACATGTCATCCATTGCTAACGAAGTAGCTCTGTTTACAAACATCATGTTTTCTTCAATAGCACCTTGCTTGTCAAACTCAGCTAAAATAGCGTCGAACTCAGCTAAATCAGTAGCAGCATTAACACCAGTAACACCAGAAGTGATATTACCTCTATCTTCGATAGCTGCAAATAAACCTTCAGTACCAGCACCGTTTAAACCAGCATCAGCAGCACCTCTAACTTGACTGTTCTCACCAAAACCAATGATAGATGCAGCGGCAGTTTTCTCAGCTTCAAGCATAGTCATTTCTAAGTAATCGTTAAAACGAGCTCTTGTATCAGCTTCAGCTTTTAAGTACCATAAGTAACCTGACTGACCACCTTCAGAAGCAACTTCAACCCAACCGATTCTAGAAACATCAGAACCTGATACTTCGTAGTAATCTTTCATAATGATTGGTTTGTTGTGGAACGACTTGAAAGTAGGTTCGTTAGCACCTCTTGAATCAGTTTTCCAGGTACCAGTTTCGTCAGCGTAAGCCGCTCCTTTACCGTACTCAGAACCTATAACTAACAAAGTAGCTGCACTAGCAGTTTCAGAGTGAGTTGTTAAAACAGCCTCACCATAAGACTCAAGTGAAACAACATTTGAGTTTGGAGTTTCTACTACTAAACATTTAGAAACTTTTCCAGAAGTAGCTAAAAGTACCATATCATTAACTCTAATACCGTGAACTCTACTCCCTGTAGCACCTACAGCTGTATCTCCATCGATGTCAGCGACAACAGCGAACGTACCGTTTGTGTCACCGTTTAAATCTATCGTACCCGTGTAAGATAAGTGTAATCTTGATTGTTCAGACCATACAACTTGATCAGCTTGCATTGCCTCTTCAGCTCCAACTTGTGAAAGAAAACCAGATATAGTCCTAGGACCAAATACCTCTGCTTCTTTCTCCATTAGATCTGGTAAATATTGTTGTGCCCAACCTGAATTTGTTCCATCAACTAAATCTAGGTAGTTTGTAGATAATGTTTGCTGCCTTGAAGCAGGAACACTATTCAAACTAGGGCCATTTGTAATTGCCATAATTTTTAAATTTTAATTTGTTATTTGTTTTTGTTTTTAATTTTAAACTTGAAATCAGCAGTATTATCACCTAACACCCTTACTTTAATTCCACCAGCCTGTACCTCACCATGTGCTTGTCTGGGCTCCATACTAATGTTTTTCCCCCTTTCAACACTTTGTTTAATAGCGTCTGATTTTCCTTGTTCGTAAAAATGTTTAGCGATTGCATCGGCATTATTTGCTGTGAAAAGTGATTTATGATAACCTTCAGCATCTTGCATAGTATTGTTTTCATCTAGAAACTTTCCGATAAAATTACTTATGCTACTTTGGTCCTCCACAATTTTTTCAGCATCCTGAACATTGTATCTATATTTTTTATCACCGACGTTGTATTCAAAACCTTTGAAATTGTCGTTAAAAACATTGTTAGTTTTTTCTTTAAAAATAGAAATACGCTCTTCTGTACTTTGCTTGTTTTCCGCTTCCTCCTTGCTGTATCTATTAAAGAAATCAATCGCTTCTTGCTGCTCACTCGTGAGCTTTGAACCGTTCTTGATGTCTTCATAGTATTTGGATTTGTTCTCTTCCAGTTGAGTTTTAGCGTTGGCAACTTGCTCTTTTAACGCTAATTTTTTTCTTTTAATTTCTTTTTCATCATCTAAATCTTCATCATAAGAAAATTGATCTTCCATTAGGAAGTTAATTTCCTCACCATTTAAATGAGGTTTTGATTGAGTATAGTATTCGCGTAATAGATCTTGATTGTCTAACTCGGAATAATCTTGATTAAGTTTAACGAAATCATTAATATCACCACCAGTTTCATCCATAAAACTAACTAGTTTTTGGATTCCATCAGGAAGTGGTTCTCCTTTCTCTATAGATTCTTTTACTACTTCTTTAACAGTTTCTACTATCTCTTCTGTTTTGTCTTCATTAGTTACTTCCTCTAAAGCAGGTACTCCTTCTTTAGTTGGTTCTACACTTTCTACTTGCTGAGGTGTAGGCTCTTGAGTAACGTCTTCTTCTACCTCTGTTGGTTTATCTAAACTAACCTTAGTTACAGATTGCTCTTCAACTACAGGCTTCATTGTCATTTTTTCTTTAACTTTAGTGACGCTGCCTTTAGTTTCATTACCGGTAGGTTGTACCTCTTGTTTTTCTTTTACTTTTAGTGACCCAGTTTCGTTATCCACGATTGGCTCTTCTTTCTTTTCTTTTGCCATAATATAATATAATAATAGTTAATAATTCTATAGTCCTAAACCAAACCCTCCTAATGTATCATTACCTGCGGACTCAAAGTTTTTAGGTGGTTTTTGATTGTTTCTTTGATCAATCAACTCGGACTGTTGAGTTGCTTGTATTTTTGTTCTTTCGTCTTTTCTGTTTTCCTTTTCACTATCTCTTCCTTGTACACTCTTAACCTCTTGACTCTTTAGCTGCATATTATATTGGAACTCTAGTTCCATCAACTGTTTCTTTATTTCACCCTCGTGAGACAATGATTGAGCCTTCATTTGTGATTTTGCTTGCTCTAATTGAATTTGACTTTGAGTTAAAGCTTGTTGTTTTTGAACTTCAGCTTGTGCGGCAGCTTGTTGTTGTTGTGCGTTTGCTTGAGCTTGAGCTTGAATATTCTCTTGTTGCATTTGTTGATCTCGCTCCATCTTTTTCTTTCTTCTAATCTTCAACACTTGGTTAGCGAGTTTTACGCTTTTAATCTCCCTTATATCAATTGCATCTTCAAGGTCAACAGAACCTTGTTGTAGTGCCACTTGAATATTATTTTCAAGTAATTGTTGTTCTTCTTCGTCTGGAGCTAACTCTATGAATATCCCGAAATCATATAAATGTAGATCGCTTATTTCTTTTAAAGTAGCGACGTTATGCATACCTATACTTCTAGTAAACGCGCTTGCGGTGGGAGAGTATTCTAGTATATCAGATATTCTAAGCGATAAGCATTCCGCGACCTCTGCTGTTAAAAACAGTCCACTTTGCAATATATGTCTTGTTGCTACGTTTGAATTTGCGGCCGCCAACTTTTGTATACCCACTAAAGAGTATTTATCTGGAACACTCCCGTCTCTAGCCTCGTTTAAACCGGTGGTATCTCTTATCATTTGTAGGTAATAATTATAATTACCGATTAGAGCTTGCATTTTATTACCAGCACCTTGCCCGCTATGTATTTCTTGAATTGGTATTTTACCTGGATTTTGATCTCCTTCTGAAGTGAAACTTCGTCCTATAACAGAACCAGTTTGGAAATACATATTCAAAGCTTCTTGGGGATTATAGTTTGTTCCGTTACCTAAGTCAATTTCAGCTAAACCATCAGCGTCTAAATAAACACCATCAGGAACCATTCTAGACAAAACTTGTTGCAACTTTAAATGAGTTAACTGTATCATGTCAGCAAAACCAGTTATTCTACTTACAAGTGATTCTATACGTCCTTCATACATTCTTGGAGCTACTATAGAATAATTCATTTTAACCTTAGTATAGTCACTTTTAGGGCGCATCATATTTTTAGC